GGGATTTAAAGGACATGTCTACTTAATGCCAGTGGGTGGAGTAGAAAGCGTCTATACAATGAATAATAAGAATGTAGCATTGTTGGCGATGAAAGAAGGCTTGCGATATAGTGATAGGCTACAAGTTCCGCTCTTTAAGAATGAATGGGGAACCTAATGGCTGGATTCCAGTCAAAGCGTAAAATGAGTTTATTTAAAATAAGTGACGAGGATCAAAGTTTTTGGCGCCGTGCTGTGGTAGAGCCAAAATTTATCATATGGCCTCGTAAATGTTTTGAAACCGATAAATGGTTACTTGGGTTAGCCTATAGAGCATGTGCTACATGGACAGGTCCAGGTCTTCCAGTACATGAATATAGATGGTACAGTAAAGAAGAATACTTACTAGGAGTATTAAAGGGAAAATATGTTAGAGATAATCAAAAACTTTTTTAAGACAAAAAAGCAGAAAGAAGCTGAAAAATACAAAGTCGAAGCCGAACCGCTCGACCCAAAAGAAGCCGCGACTGCTAAAAAGGAACCTTGGGTAACTGTACTAAAAACCCATGTTAATCCAGATAATCCAAAAAATGGATTTTTTGAACTTGACTGGAACGAGTATTTTGTGTTAATGTTACGTAACAACGGTTATACTGGTGTTACAGAAGAAGAAATCGTAGATCAATGGTTTAGCGACTTATGCCGCGAAGTTGGAAGTGAAGAGAATGTACCTAGTATGGATCGTAGAGGTTCCGGTTACATTAATGTTAATAATCTTGGTAATGGAAGAACAGAGGTAAGTTAATGACCTATATTTTAGTAGACACGGCAAATACATTTTTTCGTGCCCGACATGTTGTTCGCGGAGAAATTGAAGAAAAAGTGGGCATGAGTCTACATACTCTTTTGAGTAGTGTACGCAAGGCTTGGAAAGACTTTGATGGGAAACATGTCATCTTCTGTTTAGAAGGTCGAAGCTGGCGTAAGGACTTTTATGAGCCTTATAAGCGTAATCGGCAAGTTGCCCGCGATGCGCTAAGTCCTAGAGATGCAGAAGAAGATAAAATCTTTTGGGAAACGTTTGATGACTTTAAAGAGTTTATCATGGATAAAACTAACTGTACAGTTTTACAACATCCTAACCTAGAAGCAGATGATTTGATCGCAGGCTTCATTCAAGCACATCCAAATGATAATCATGTTATCATTAGTACAGATGGCGATTTCGCACAATTAATCGCACCTAACGTAAAACAGTATAACGGTGTTAGTGCTGTTACAACTACACACGAAGGATACTTTGATGACAAAGGCAAACCTGTTAAAGATAAGAAAACTGGCGAAGTCAAAGGCGCACCGGACCCCGCATGGTTACTCTTTGAGAAGTGTATGCGTGGCGATACAAGCGATAACGTATTCTCTGCATATCCGGGAGTACGTACTAAAGGGTCAAAGAATAAGGTTGGTCTCCAAGAAGCCTATGCTGACAGAAACTCAAAAGGATGGTCTTGGAACAACATGATGTTACAAAAGTGGGTAGACCACGAAGGCGTCGAACATCGTGTACTAGATGATTATAATCGTAACGTAACACTTTGTGATCTAACAGCACAGCCAGAAAATATTAAAGTACTAATTAAAGAAACTATTCAAGCAGAAATTGACAAAGAAAAGAATGTTCCACAAGTAGGTATTAGACTTATGAAGTTTTGTGGCAGTTATGATCTTGTTAAGATTTCTGAACAAGTAACGTCTTATGTAGAGCCACTTAATGCGAGGTATCATCAATGATAACAACAGCCAAAGTACTAGTACCTAATAAGTTTTGGATTCTCGAAAACGACGGCGAAAAGTTTGCCACTCTAAGTCGAGAGAAAAAAGGATTTAGTCTTTTATGTAAAGGCAAGAAATTCGATGTACATGACCTAACAGAAATTAAAGAACGGTTTGGAATCACCATCAATGAATCAGTTCTTAAAAAAGAAAAGCAGGCCAAAGAAAAAGAAACTACACCAGATATTTACGGATTTCCTGTTAATGGTCGAGCATTTGGACCTTTATGGAATGTTCAAAAACGTTTACCAATATATGCTAAAAGTAACAAGAGTAAAAGCCTATATTGTGCAGGATACTATGTTATCCAATTCCGCAAAGGTTGGGTTAAAAGTTTCTGTCCCAAACTAATTACATTAGAACGGTATCCATTCCAAGGCCCTTTTAAGACCGAATTAGAAATGCGATCTGTTTTAAACTCTGTGAGTAAAGACCAATGACACAACCGTTAAACACATTACCTATCGAATTATACCTCGAAAAGGCTCGTATTGCACGAAAATCAGGTCAAAAAAGTGTCAATATCGGCATAGAAGAAGCCACACTATTAGCAGACAGCCTAGCACAAGTAATGACGCGATTAGCCGGCGATTTAGACACTATTGTCCAAAATGTCCAACAACAAGAGGACATTGTTATTAAAATGGATGGCGGCAGTTTATAAAAGTCTAGATAAATAACTGCGTATATTAATGAGGATACGCAGGATGAGTCGTCCAAAACCCAAAGTGCTATTAGAAGTAACTAGTAAGAAAACTTATAAAACCGAGCAGGTTTTGGAAGCTGATGCCATCTGGGCAGTATTTTATCAGGGCAAACCTGTCAATCTAAAAACTACCAGTATCGTAGCACATCAATTGGGACCAAAATATAAAAAGGTCTCTTTCTCCAATTCAGGTCATGCTATCAATCTCGCAGAAAAATTAAACAAGATGTTTAACTGCGAAGAGTTCGCGGTATTCAAATTAACCACAGGTGAACAGATTGGACACCAAAAGTCAACTGACTAAAATAGTAAGCGAGCATTTAGGTTGGCCCACTGACCCGAAATCCTTACAAAAAAATCACACAATAATTTGGCAAAATCCTCGTAAGAAATCCGAAGGCGGTCAGCGTCTATCCGAACAAGGATACGAAGTATTCACTAGCCAAATGGAAATGAAAAGTTACGATATTGAGTTTCCAAAAGATTTCACACTTACCAATCAGGTTATGATTTGGCTAGATCGGTTTATTGACGGTCCATGGTACGTGACCAAAAAATCTATAGTTGTATTCAAAGAAAAAACTGCTGTCCAATTGATACTTTTTAGCGGTGATGTCCAAAAATTTGGATTGGCTAAAGCCATGTCGCTAAAAAGCCACACTGAAGAAATAGAACAAAATACCGATTGACTTTTTACCTAACTGACGCTATACTATATAGACAGTGAGCGTAGTGCAAACTACAAATTTAAATGTAATTTTGAAAGGTCTAAAATGGCAGAGTCAGTTAGCGTTAACCGCACCCAAACTCCAAATGAAGCTAAAGCGGCTATCCGTAAATGCTTTAAAGTTAATCGTCCGGTGTTCCTATGGGGAGCTCCTGGTATTGGTAAATCAGATATTGTTAAACAGATTGCAGATGAGTCCGACCGTGAGGTTGTTGACGTTCGTTTGAGTTTGTGGGAACCTACAGACATTAAAGGTATCCCATTCTTTAATCCAGAATCACACACTATGGAATGGGCGGCTCCTAGCGAATTGCCTAGCGATCCAGAATCTACAGCAGTTCTGTTCTTAGACGAACTTAACTCTGCGGCTCCTGCTACACAGGCGGCGGCTTATCAGTTGATTTTGAACCGTCGTGTTGGTACTTATAAATTGCCAAAAGGTGTTAGTATTGTTGCCGCTGGTAACCGCGAAAGCGACAAGGGTGTTACTTATCGTATGCCTGCTCCGTTGGCTAACCGTTTCTTGCATTTGGAATTGAAGACTAACTTCGATGACTGGCAAGAGTGGGCTGTTAAAAATAAGATCCACGAACAGGTTGTTGGTTACGTTGGTTTTGCAAAACAAGATCTTTACGATTTTGATCCAAAGAGTTCGAGCCGTGCGTTTGCAACGCCTCGTTCATGGAGCTTCGTGTCAGACCTCCTCGGTGACGATGACTTGCCTGAAACTACGCTTACTGATCTAGTTGCGGGTGCTATCGGGGACGGTCTGGCAGTGAAGTTTATGGCTCATCGTAAGATTGCCAAACAGTTGCCTAAGCCGGAAGCTATCCTAAAAGGCGAAGTTAAGAAGTTGGAAATTAAAGAAATTTCCGCTATGTACTCTTTGACTATTAGTATGTGCTACGAGCTCCAGACTGCTCATGAGAAGAAAGTTAAAAACTGGAACGAAATGGCAGATTGTTTCTTCCGCTTTATGATGGATAATTTCCCAACTGAGTTGGTTGTTATGGGTGCCAAGGTTGCATTGACACAATACGCATTACCATTCGATGCTTCCAAACTCAAGAGCTTTGACGAGTTCCACGATAAGTTTGGCAAGTACATTATCACAGCAATGGAGAATTAAAATTGGGCCTTAGGGCCCTTTTTTTAACTTATTATGATCAGATTCGATTTTTCAATTGAAAATCCGTGGAGTAACCGCTGGGGTGCCATTTGGTATCGGAAC